TTGCCGCTTGCTACCCATTGATTTGAAGCAATTAACGCAAACGTAATTAGGCCGCTAAAATTATTGGCGGCGGCTAACCCGTTTGTCACAATAATGCCTGTAGTTGAACCAGCCTGACTTGTTCCCCCGTTAATAACAGCTACGCTGGAAAGATAGCTTGTTGTGCTAAACGAGCCAGAACCCACTTGAACTTGAATATTGCTTGTGCCGTTGGTGCTGACGCCGTTGAACATAATCGTGACGCGCTTCACCCAAGACGGGATGCTAGTAAAGTCGATGGACGTGCCGCTGGTAGACGCGACGGCAGTACCGGACACTAAGGGGTACATGGCCGCGGCCACACCGCCAACCTGTAGCGTCCCGGTGAGCGTAGCGTTGCCCGACGCGTCCACCAACAGCCGCTGTACGCCGCCGGTCGCGATGGCAACTTGGTCTGCGGCGGGGTAAAAAACGCCGGTGTTGGTGTCGGCGCCCTGGATAGCAGGGGACGACGCGGTGCCGTCAACGCCTGAGATGCCAGTGGAGCCGGATATAATGATGGGCATGGGTTATTCCTCCGGTAGCGCAGCAATCTGCGCTTGCAAGGCCGTCAACTGCGACAACAATTCGGCTTTGGTCGGCGGCGCGGGCGGCTGGGTCACTTCATCGGCGGAAGGTAGCGCGGCAATTTCTTCCGGTGACAATTCGACCTCGCGGACTTCGCCGGTCTGTACGTTCACTTCAACGCGGTGCGGCATTTTTCAAACCTCATTCATACAGGATGTTGACGGACCCGGCGTCAAACGCATCGGTGCCGTTGACAGTCGTGATGCGAACTTGCGTCAGCACATCCGACAACGCTTTTGCCCCGCCCACAAGATAGCCGGCGCCGCGCGAAGAATCGGTCAGCGCGCCTTGGGCAGCCCAAGTGTTGCTGGTAAGGTTTGTGATGACCACGGCGCCATTTATCGTATCGGCGGCAAGCGCAGACCGAATACCAAAGCCTGTTGTAATTGTTGCCGCATTAACAGAGGCAGCATCAGTTAATTGAACGCTTGCCCCCAAATATCCTGTCGTTTCAAAACCGCCAGAGTCCCCAAGCTGAATTTGCTTGTTACTCGTGCCATTCGTGCTGACGCCGTTAAACATTACCGTGATGCGCTTTACCCAAGAAGGGATGCCAGTAAAGTCGATGGACGTACCGCTAGTGCTGGCCTGCGCTGTACTTTGGGTCAACGGTTGCGTCAGCATCGCCGGCGTAACCGCGGCAGTACTTCCGGTCGTCACTACATTGCCGGTAACCGCAGGAAACGTCGCTGTAAAACCGCTGGCGGTGCTGGCTGTGTCTAGGGTGACGCTGCCGCCACCAGATGAGTTGAGCTTTACGGGCATATCACACCACCGTCCAAGTTGAGCCTGAAGGAACGGTCACAACCGCGCCACTCGCTACAGTGATTGGTCCAAACGAACCGGCATTCTGACCAGCAGGAATTGAATAGCTGGTATTCACGGTCTGACCATTCAGATAGAACACCTGATCCGTGCCGCCACCCGTGGCGCCACCCCCAATAGAACCCCATATGGTGCCATTGTAGCCTTCAAAGCTGCCCAGCGTCGTGTTGAACCGCAAATACCCTGACGCGCCTGTAGGCCGCTCTGCGGTAGTCCCTACGGGCACCAGAACAGCGTCTGTGGAAAGGATGGACAGCTTAACCGCGGAACTTGTGCCGCCTATGGCAATCCTGCCGCTGACGTAGGCGTTGCCGTTGACGTACAGATCGCCGTTTACGACGGGGCTGAAACTGGCCGCCGGGCCGTACACGTTGTCGTAAGTCGCAATCGTGATGCCCGTCGAGGTCTTCAGCACAAATTTGTAGGCTGTCTGATCGTCCAACCAAATCTCGTTTACGCGGCCAGCAGCGTCCAAAACAATCGGGTTGGCATGTGGTGTCGTGCCAGAAGACGACGTGTAGGTCGCTACCGGGGTCGTGGTGCCCGCCTCGTAAGTGTAGATCAAGCCGCCCGTAAGCGGGTCGCCGTTGTTGTCGAAAAACTGCCCTCCGACGCCGGCAAAGAGTGAGATAACAACGGCCATGCTCTACCTCGGCACAAGGGTTAAGGTAGGTGCAACAGTGTATGTTACACGCAACCGATCATTAGGCGACAACCAAAATACCCCAGAAGTCGAGCCGACACCATAGAAAGTTACGTTGTCGCGCGAGAAAGCAATGGCGGATACCGTGCCCCCCGTCACAATGACATCTATAGACCGCCCGGTGGTGTTTTGAAAGGTGAAAGGTGACGCGCCGGCGGCTATGGCGCGCGGCAGGATAAGCCAGCCTGGCACCTCGTCGATGCGTGGCGGCGTGACCGCTAGGGCCTGCACTTGGCTCTGCAAGACCGCGTCAGCGTTGGCTGCGTAGGTGTCTGTGGGGTTTAGCGCAGCAGCTTGCAGCGCCCGCACGAAGACCGCTGGGTCTTCTGACGGAGGCCCTAGCTGCACGTCTTGGAGCGTGTCGGTGTTGGACCCGCCGCCGGTAAGGTTGAACAAGTTGAAAAAGAACCTGTACCACTCGCGCGCCATTAGCCCGGTGCGGTCGTCAATCAACGGCACCCGAGGGGCCGGGATATTGGTTACATTAGGAGGGCTAGCCATTGGTCGGGCTAATCGCCAGTTCGGCGCCCAAAATGGTTATCTTAACCGGGTCAGTGCCCGACACCTCATACACTCGGTCGCGGATTTTCTGTGTCATGCCAAGGCGCCGCCAAATGGTGCGGTAGCCAAACCGCCCGATCTGGCCCATAGACTTCCAATGTTCGTTGGACCAGGTATGGCCGCCGTCATCAGACCAGCGCAGCATTGCGCGCGGTACCATGGTGGCAAGATTGGTCGCGGTGGCGTAAATATAATCGCCGCTCTCAGTTATTAAGAAATCGTCGCCTTCAGTCAAAAGCGCGCCCGACAAGTATGCGCTGTCGAATACCTCGTCGTCAGACGGCGCTGTGCTTAGCCCCACGCCAGTTTCGCAATCTAACTGAAGCGCGTGGTGCGCGGTGCGGCGCAGGTCGTTTTGGCCAGTAGGCAGCGCCCGCCACGACCGCAGCCATTTTTGCTCGGCGCCGTTGTCAGCGTACACGTCAAGATCAAAAGCGTAGATGTTGCCGTTCTCGTAATCGCCAATGACAATTTCGTCGTTGAAGTTCATCTGGCAATTGCCGCGGTGCCGGGTAAACTGGCCGTTATTCCAGCCGGCGCGCTCGTGCCAGGCTTGGGTAGCCACATCGTACACCCATGTCGTATTGGCTGACGGAAAGACCAACACATAGAACGAATGGCCGTCTTGCTGATAGGTGTAGCCGATTGCGTCGGACAAATTGCCGTACTGTTGGATTTGCCATTCAACGGCGTGTGTGGAAACGCGCTGACCGCTGTAGCCGTTTGCCCGGTAGACAATGCCGCGCCCGCGCGCGTCGGCGCCCAGCCAAAACAGGCCGTTGTCCAACTTAGCGACCGAATAGGCTGCGGCGCAGCCGATTTCGTTGAACGCCCCTTGGATGCGTTGCAGCGGGAAATCCGCGGTGCCGGCGTCGTACCAAACTTCGACGGAGGTAGTGCCAAACAGCCAGACTTCGCGGTGGTCGACGATCAAAGCCACAAGCCCGTCAGGCGAACCTTCCGCGCTGGCAAAGTCCAGCGGGTCTACCTGCGTACCTTCCAGCAAGCTGGTCACCCAGAACTTTTGGCTGTTTGGTTCGTTAAACACAAAATAGCCGTCGATGTACCCGACCGTCACAGCGCCAGGAAAGTCGATGTCATTGATTTGCTGGAAGACGTTTGTGAACGTGTTGTAGATGTAGCTGGGGCCGTTGGCTGCGATAAACAACTGAGTGCCGTTGTCCGTCATGGACACAGGCCCGGTGTTGGCAATCGTGCCTAACGCCGTCGCGGCCCAGTTGCTGTTGAGTTTATACAGCGTGTCGCCAGACACCACATACGCGTAGGCGCCCATCTGCCAAAGGCCGCGCACAGGGCCTGTGCCTATTGTAGCCAATAGCCGTAAACCTGGCGCCCGCTGAAGAAACGCCGGCTCCTTGCCGCCTTCCGGTACAAGTTCTGGAAAGAGGTTGACCATGCGGCTGTCCGCAGCGTTGACGCTGCGGGCTACATAGGTGGACCCAAGGATCGGCGTCTTCATGCTTGACCTTCAACGTATATGGGGTTAATGTCTACGGCATGAAGACGTGGAAACCCATTCTTGGCTACGAAGGCCTGTACGAAATCAGCGACGCGGGGCGTGTGCGCCGTGTGTCCAGAGGAAAGCGATTTACCGCCGAACAGGTGGACAAGGCTAAAGCCATGTTTGCTGACGGCGCTGCGCTGGCGGACGTAGCAAACTTCCTGGGTACGAGCATCACTACCGCTTTTTCCATTAAAAAGGGAAAGACGTGGGCGGGAGACAGTGGGGCTCGGCCGGTTAAAACCCATGTGGCAAGAGACCATTACATTCGGTTTAGCCCGTGCAAAGACGGGAAGTACGTCAAGATGGCAGTTCACAGGGCGATGTGGGAAGCCTTTGTTGGTCCCATACCTAAAGGCATGGAGATAAACCACAAGAACCTGGACCGATCGGACAACAGGCTGGAAAACCTGGAACTTCTGACGCACAGAGAAAATGTTCAGCATGCGTTCGACGCCTACAGAGAAGATCCGGCCAACCGTCAACCGGTGGGCAAGGCAGGATCTTATAGGGGGCGCTATTTTAAGCATCAGTAGTTTGATGCAAAGATATTAAATCTTTGCCTAGTCCCCACGATGCTGTAAGGCAGCGCCATGATGTCGTCAGGGTTGTTGATGCGCTTGAGATTGCGTTTAGATGCCATCGCAATTCGTTGCACTTGCGGAGTAGGCTCTATGCCAAATTCAGGAGCCAATTCGCAAGCCAAATTATAGCGAAAACACCGCAGATAGCCGGGCGGAAACGCCAGCGTTGTAGCCAGATTAGCGGGTTGCGTCAGTGGTTGGACCGACACGATGTGAAATTCTAGCACTTTGGTCGGCACCGGATAGACGTACATTTCAATGTTGGGGTACGTCATATTGACCCACAGTACCTGCGGGTATGTGCTGGTAACAGTCTTGACCGCGATGCCGTTGTATTGCTGCTGGTTGATCAGCTTGAGGCCGTAAGAAATGCCAGACGCCGGGTCGCGAAAATAGGTGCTGTCGTCAACCAAAATGGG